CAAGACGCAGACGCGACAGGTGCCCGAATGGGCATCGGAGGGCTATCACCACACCGATAGGCCAGAGCGAGACGCCACCCCCGCCCCGCTGGACGAAGTGGAGTGCGGCGCTTCGGACACACCAATGTCTGTCCGCGTGAGCCGTGCCAACCCGGCAATGGACATCGAGGCGTACTTGATCGGTCACGGCATCGAGCATGGGCTTGCTCACGGGCTGGCTGATGACTCCATCGCCGCACATAGGTCCGCCACCCCCGCCTCGCTGCCTGATGTTCGCGGCGAAGTGCTGCCCATCATGCTGCGGCCCGCAGTAGACATGGACACCGCCCCCGCCCCGCTGGACGGCCCGTACACCGTGGCGAAGATCGAGTACGCCGCAGATGACTTCTGGGACGTGCTGGACGCCAACGGCGAGAAGATCGCCCTGTGCGGCGAGGCTGACGCCCGCCTCATCGCCGCCGCACTCAACACCGCTACCCCCGCCCCGCTGGACGACAACACGGTGACGATCAACCTTCGCCGCTGGGTGGAGTCCCTGATCGCCCACGCCGACGACAAGGACGGGATGGTCTGGGTCACGAAGGCCGAGATCGTTTCGGTCCTTGCCCTCGCCACCCCCGCCCCGCTGGACGCGATGTGTGCGGCGTGCGGCCATGACGATCCGCACGTCAAGAACGGTGGTTGCGGCCTTGACCTGTGGCGGGAAGGCCCGCCTCCCTACTTCGACCAGTGCATGTGCGACGGCAGGATCGGCAGCCGCATCGTGCGGTTCTGGACGGCCACCCCCGCCCCGCTGGACGTGGAGCGGCTGACCTACGCTTTTCGCAAGGGCGGCGCTCGCTTGCACGAGGAAACGTGGCACGTCCACGAGGACGATCTTCCCGCCATCGCCGCCGCCTACGCCGAGGAGATGAAGTGAGAGACCCGATCATCCTCGCGGACCCCAAGGAACGAGCCGCCGAGCGTGAGGCGGACCAGAGCTGGAACGACTACCTGATCAAGGAGATCGAGAGCGACGACGGGGAGAGCGCCACCGTCACCGTGGGCGATCCGCTCTGGCCCAACCGCAAGATGGGCATGGGGGGCTGGACGACCAGCATGCCCTGGCCGATCAGCCCCAGGCCCAAGGTCGGGATGATGATCCGCGTCTGGAGCACCGGCAACCAGAACCACGGCGTGACCCTCATCGAGGGCGACCGCTTCGTGCCGGTCTACTACAAGACCAAGCGCGAGATGGACGTGGAGCACGCGGCCTGGATCGCGGAGCACCAGAAGGATCAGCGCCAGCGGTTCGTGGAGGGTGTGTCGCGGCTCGACACCGAGTACGAGAAGCTCCCCGGACCCCTCAAGCGCCGGATCGACCGCTTCCGGTCCGAGGACCCTGACTTCCGCTGGAAGGACGAGGCCTACGAGATGGCGGCCTGCGCCGAGGCCGGCCGGCTCTACCGGGCCGCGATGGACCCCGCCACGGGCGTCCTGCTCAAGGCGCGCAAGATCAAGATCCCCAAGGACCTCTCGCTGCGCTCCTACGACCAGCCCAAGGGTGAGGGCGTCACCGACTGGGAGGACACCCCCGAGAACCGCCTGATCGCCATCGACGAGATCAACGGCGCCCCGAACAACTACAACTACAAGCTCCTCGAGGAGATGTTCCCCTGGATCGACTCGGGGCACTCCGACAACACCTGGGGCCACGCGGTGGCCTTCGCCCGGATCCTGGTCCGCGACGGCGAGGACGCCAAGCTGTGACCCGGGACCAGATCGTCGAGCACATCAACGAGCAGATCGGCGAGGAGGAGGCGGAGGAGATCGTCCTGTTCGACGGGATGGAGCCGGCCTTCCTGGGGATCGCGGAGCGGTTCGAGAAGGGCGGGCACCGCTACTTCGCGGTCTACAGCTACCGCAAGATGGTCAACGCCCTCCGTGGGCCCTTCGGACGCGACATGACCCGCGAGGACGCCTGCGAGTACCTGGAGTTCAACACCGTGGGCCTGTACGCCGGCCCCAACACGCCCGCGATCATGCGGGATCTGGAGTAGCCCATGACCGAGTTCGTATCGCCCCTGCGGGCTCCTGAGCCGCGACATCCCCAGCAAGCTGTCCTGTTCACGAGCCCGGTGGACACCACCTACGCCATCGACGGCCAGAAGATGTCCGTGACCATCACCATCCGCCTGGGACGGACGCCGCGCCAGAAGTGCTCCAACTGCGGCAACCGGAGGATCCTGTTCTTCGTCGGGCTCAACCAGGTCATCCAGAGCCCGCCCATGTGCGCCAAGTGCGCCGGGATCCGGTGAAGAAGAACCAGCTCTCGGACCTGCAGGACCTGTTCCGTGTCGGCGCCAAGCCACCGCCGGGCAAGGTGTTCGAGAGCAAGGCCAAGACGACGATCTCGATCGCCATGCCTGACGGATCGGGTCTCCACATCGAGACCGAAGAGGTGACCATCAGCTTCGACCGGAACTTCCAGGAGGTGACCACCCGGTCGGATGCCAAGCGCGTGTACATGGTCGATCGGGGCACGTTCACGATCGTGGGCAAGCTGTGAACGTCGCGATGCTCCCCGAGCAGATCCGCGTCTCCCTGGAGGCGGGTGCGGGATCCACGACTGGGCACGGCATGCTGATCGGGTTCGAGACCGGGAACGGGATCCAGGGGATCGTGATCGTCGAGGATGGGAGCATCGTCCGGGTCCCGGTCTCCATGTTCACCATCGACTGGCGATATGACGCCGCAACCGACCGCTGGATGGATTTGGAGGCTCTCCGGTCGGCAGAACCCGACCAAACCTAGCGGAGGGCCTTCTCCACGCTGTAGGCTTCGTGGTACAACTGCAGATGGGTTTGTAAGGTGGCCGCTCCGCGCCTCTCCTGGTTGACCTCCGGGTAGCGTCGAGCGCCATCAATCCCGAACGGACGGGTCGTGTGAAGCCCCCCTTCACCGACCCGTCTTTCCTTTTCCTGGGAGATGGCCCGGCGTGAACCGCTACACCAAGATCGTGGACTACTTCGATGCAACCCACCGTGATCCAGACGAGAGCAGCCATGTCCATGGCCACCGCTTCACGATCGAGGTGGTGGAGCAGTCGGAGGTCCCGACCCCGATCGTCGACGACCTCAAGGCCATCTGCCTGGAACTGCACCTCCGCGACCTCTCACAGATGCTCGTGGGTGGGAGCGAGTCGCTCACCGGCATTGCTTCATGGTTCATGGAGCGCCTCCTCACGAAACACCCGAGGGTGGTCAACGTGGAGGTCTGGTACGACCAGAGCCACCGAGCCGGCATCTCGAGGACGGTGAGATGAACGCCCGGAACGACTACGACGCCCTGGAGCGCGAGTATCGGACCGGGGACATGAGCCTGCGCGAGCTGTGCCGGCTCCACGAGATCCCGAACCACTCCCCGGTCATGGAGTACTCGAAGAAGCACCAATGGGCCAGGAAGCGCGAGGAGTACCGCGCCTCGGTGCTCAACCGCTCGGTGGTCCACATGGCCGACGACGAGGGTCGCCGGATCGCCCAGGAGGCGCGTGTCCGCGACAACGCCATCGAGGCGATCGACGAGGCCATCACCAAGATGCGGGCCGACATGCAGCGGACCCGGAAGAGCCTCATCAACGGCGAGTGGGTGGAGGAGCCGGTGATGCTGATCCGCCCGCAGGACCTCGGCATGCTCATCGACCGCCTGAACGTGCTCTTCGGACGCCCAGCCAACATCACCGAGGAGCGCACCCTTGGTATCAACCTCTCAGCCGGATCCGTCGAGCCCGACATCCTCCGAGGCATTGTTGAAGCTACTCGGGGCCTCGCCGACACCGGCAACTCTGCTCGATCTCCGTTCCCGCGCATTGGTGGCCCTGGCACAAACTGACGGGCCCGAGGCGGTCTTCGCCTACGGCGAGCTGGTGTTCGGGTACGTCCCGGCGTCGCACCAGCGCGAGATGGTCACTCAGACCCTCGATGCGATCTATCGCCGCGAGCACGCCGTCTACCTGCTCCCCCGGGGTGGCGCCAAGACCACCTGGGACAACACGATCCTCTGCTCCTGGCTGATCGGCAAGTACCCCGACATCCGCATCGGGATGGTGTCCAACACCGACACCCAGGCCAAGGATTTCAGCCGGGCGATCAAGTACACGATCCAGTCCAACGCCGCGCACCGCCTCGTGTTCCCGGACTCGCTGCCCAGCTCCGAGAAGTGGACCGACAAGGAATGGCTCTGCGCCGGCAGCCGCTGGCTCGGGTCCAAGGACGTGACGATGTTCGCCGTCGGGGTCGGCGGCGCGATCATCAGCAAGCGCTTCGACCTCATCCTGATGGACGACATCCTGGACGAGGAGAACACGCAGACCACCGACCAGCGCGAGAAGGGCGAGACGTGGTTCAAGAAGACCCTCAAGCCCTGCCTGGCTCCTGACGGCGTGGTCGTCGTCATCGGGACACGCTGGGGCGAGGAAGACCTCTACGAGCAGTTCATGAAGCCCTCCTACGAGGGTGGGTTCGGCTGGCGCAGTCACGTCATCTCGGCGCTCACCGAGGACGACAACGGCGTCATCAGCAGCTACTGGCCCGAGTACTGGCCCGTCGAGCGCCTTCTCAAGGAGAAGGAGGAGATGGGCAGCGCGATGTTCTCGTGCGCCTATCAGAACGACATCAGCGGACTGCTCGAGGGGAACATCTTCCACGGGCCGTTCGACCACTTCGACACCCTCCCCGAGGGGCACCAGTACACCCTGCGCATGGGCGTGGACCTGGCTTCCTCCACCAAGGAGCGTGCGGACTTCACCGCGAGGGTCACGTCCGCCGAGGACGTGTGCCCGTCGGGCTGCGCGCTCAAGGGCATGTTCTACGTCCTCTCGGCCTACCGCGACAAGCGCGAGAGCCACCACGCCGAGTTCGTGTACGACGGGTGGATGGCCTACCCGTCGATCAGCCTGGTCCTCGTCGAGAAGGTCCAGTTCCAGTCCACCCTGATCCAGGAGGTCATGGAGGACTACCCCAAGATCCCGATCCAGGGCAAGCCGGCAGACGGTGACAAGACGACCCGGGGACGGGCGGTCGCCGCCAAGTACGAGGCCCACAAGGTCGTCCACCACAGATCCCTGCGCGGCACCGCCTTCGAGGTCGAGCTGCTGTCATTTCCAAAGGGGCACGACGACTACGTCGACGCCCTCGGGTACTCGATGGACATGGGCGGGGACAGCTTCTTCTTCGGAAGCTTGAAGACGAGGGCCGCATGAGCACAGACATGAAGGAACTGGAGTTCCGGGACGGGAAGCGGTTCGTGCCGGCGTATCTCGCGATCCTGATGGGCGAGATCGAGACCTTCCGCTACAGCTATGAGGAAGCCATCGCGGCCGCCAACAAGCAGGCCGAGGAGCGGTTTCTCAACGCCCAGCAGGACAGGATCCTTGCGGCGCACTTCCGGGAGCAGCGTTGACGTGGGCTTGATTGCCGATCTCCTGACTCGTTCGTATCGGACGAGTCCCAAGAACCTGCCGCCGGGCAACGCGACCCTGGTGTTCCAGGAGCGTGGCAAGGTCGGCAAGAGCAGCAGCGCCCTGTTTCGCAACTGGGCCGAGCACTCCGAGTGGGTCAGGGCGGCGATCAACGTCCGCAAGGCCCAGGTCAGCTCGGCGGAGTGGGACATCGTCCCCTTCGACCAGACCAAGCCAGCGAGCGAGGCGACACAGGACCAGCTCCGCGACCTGTTCAACCGCCCCAACCTCGCGGTCGAGAGCTTCCGCTCCTGGGTCGAGCCGATCATCGAGGACATCCTCGTCCTCGACGCCGGCACGATCGAGAAGGAGCGCACGCTCGGGGGCGGGATTGCCTACCTGCACGCGGTGGACGGGGCCAAGGTCAAGGTCAACGCCCTGTGGGACGGCAACCCCGACGAGTACCGGTACTACTGGGTGCCGGCGCCCCAGTACGAGGTCCCCTTCTACAACGCCGACATGGTCTACGTGATGGCCAACCCCAGGACCTACTCGGTCCTGGGTCTTTCTCCGCTCGAGACCCTCAAGAACACCGTCGACGCCGAGGTCAACGGGTCCCAGTACAACCACCGCCAGGTGACCAACGCCGCACCCGACGGGATGCTGGACCTGGGCGAGGGGGCCAGGCCCGAGCAGGTCGACGCGTTCAAGAGCTACTGGCAGTACGAGGTAGCCGGCAAGGGGGCGATGGCCTTCATCGGCGGCACCAAGGGAGCCAAGTTCTTCCCCTTCCGTGGCACCAACCGCGACATGCAGTACCGGGAGTGGCTCGACTACCTGGTGCGCAAGATCTGCGCGGTGTACCTGATCAGCCCCCAGGACCTGGGGCTGACGTTCGACATCAACAGGGCAACGTCAGAGACGCAGATGGAGATGACCGAGGACCGGGGTCTCCGTCCGCTGCTCGCGCTCGTGCAGGACTACTTCACGCGGGAGATCGTCTGGGACGAGTCGTTCGGAGGGAACACGAACAACCTCGCGTTCCGCTTCACGCGGCTGAACATCAAGGAGTCCATGTCCAAGGCCAGCATCAACAAGCTGGCGCTCGCAGGCATGCCTTGGAAGCCAGTCAACGAGGCGCGGATCGACGAGGGTCGTCCTCCGCTCGGCGACCCCAACGACGAGAACAACCCGTACAACAAGCTCATGGCGAACACCCCTCTGGGCGTGGTGACCGTCGACGACGTGCTCACGGCCAAGGAAGTCGCCACCCCGCCGCCCGCGCCGGCAACGGGACAGTCGAAGCAGCCCAGCTCCAGGACGAAGTCCGTGGACGCGCTCCTCGCGGGGATCGCAGGGTCCGAAGGACAGGTCGCCAGGATGCTCGAGGACGACGCCGAGACTCCAGCCTCGTAACCGGATCAGGGCCACAGCTCGAAGGAGCTACCTCCTCATGGCCGCAACTCTCGTTCTCTCCGTGTCCTACGGGGCCGGGCCGACTGTCCAGGACACCGTCACGGGCATCGACCTGATCTCGGCGGACAACGCCACCAACACCCTGGCCAACCGCCAGGCCAACCCGATCACGGTCGGCACCAACTCCTACGAGAAGTGGATCCGGCTCAAGATCACCGCGACCCCCGCGAACTACGTCCAGAGCTTCAAGGTGTGGTTCAACAGCACCGTCGACACGTCGACCACGCTGTACTTCACCGGGGCCTACGTGACGTACCAGCAGGGCACCACGGCGACCTCGACGATCGCCAACGCGGTCGCCACGACCTGGACCAGCAACAACAAGGCCACCTGGGATGTCGCGCAGTACACCGCCGGCCAGACCGGCGCGTACACGAAGTACCTGGTGATGCAGCTCGCGGTCGCCGCGACTGCCGGCCCCGGCAACTGGACCCAGCAGACTGTGAACTATTCCTACGACGAAGCGTGAGGTTGACCTCTCGAGATAGCTTG